AATTAACGTTTCAACTGGTTTTTCCATATAAACTTGTAATAATACATTTTCTTTTTGTCTAGGTCTTCGCATTAATATTAGTTTATGCTTTTCTGTAACATATTTAAAGTTTAAATATCCACCAAATAGTCGTTTAACTGTTTCTTGATATTGAGCAAAGGCATCCCATGTTAGCAATCCACCAATTCTTCCACCTTGTAAGAAGTAAAGATTAGTGTATGCTAGTTCAAATGGATCTAAATCTACTGAGCTTGATGATCCTGCTACAGATCTTCTGAATATTTCTCTAACTTCAATTACTTCAGATGCAAGTGTATATTCTTGTACGTCTGGTTGTAATTCTAGATGAATATACGCTTCTTCGGTAGAATTTGAACTTTTTTGCCTATATTTGTCAACTGCAAGATCAATAGCCTGGTCGTAGTGCTTTGGATCCAGCTCAACATCTACCATACCATCGCCTAAGATGTTACGAATATCTGTTATAAGCTCTTGTCTGTTTGTTTTCTGTGTTGCCATGTTAATACTATTTATATAAAGAGACAAATACAATAAATACTTTTATAAGGATTAGATATGCCAAGAATTAGCTTATGGAAACCAGATAAAGGTAATGACTACAAATTAATTGATCGTGTAGTAAAAGAACACCTGTATGCAGGCGGTACGGGGGTATTTGTACACAAATACCTAGGTCCCCATGTGAATACAGATAGTATTTCACACGATCAACCAAAGAATAGCACAGTTGGGCCTGCTAATATACAAGATTTATTGTTTTTAGAAAATCGTGATAGAAAATACGATACAGATGTATACGATTTGAGAGGAAGTTATTCTCTTAATGATCAAGATTTTGATTTAACACAATTTGGTTTATTTCAAACCAGTGATGTAATTTATATCACATTTCATTTAAACAGCATGGTTGAAAGTCTTGGCAGAAAAATTATGCCAGGTGATGTTTTTGAATTACCACACTTGCGAGACGATTTAAGATTAGAAGCGGCTATGATAACATTATCAAATAAGCCAACAAAAAAATTTAGAAAAGGGGAAACCATTACTGGCGGAACATCAGGAACTGTTGGTACTGTTATTGAATATAATCACAATGCTAAAACATTAAGAATTACAACTGATGGTTTGTTTAGTGTTAACGAAAATATTACCGGAGAAACAAGCACTGCAACAGAGACAGTATCTTCATTTACACCTTCACAGAACTTAGCTATTAATAAATTTTATGTTGTAGAAGATACTGCTAGAGGACAAGAAGGATACGACCCGGGCTGGTGGCCGCATGTATGGAGATGCAAAGCAACTGCAATGCAAGATACACAAGAATTTAGAGATATACTTGGCAGTGGCGAAAATGCCGACGATTTAAAAAATATTATTTCAACTTACCAGTCAGAAATTAATATTAATGATGCTGTAATTAACGAAGCAGAAAGACATGTTCCAACAAAAGGAGTAGATGTTGGTCATTTATATGTGTCTAAGGAAGATATGCACAAAGTTAATCCAAAAGCACAAGACGGAACACCAGGTAAAACTATTTCAATTGCTCATACCGGAAACAGTTTTCCAAGTTCTTTGCAAGAAGGTGATTATGTTTTACGTACTGACTATCACCCAAGTAGATTATTTAGAAAAGAAGGATCAAGATTTATCAAAATTTCAGATAATTTAAGAGGTCTATATACATCAAGTAATAAAGGTCTTGATAGTTTTATTAACAATACTTCATCTTCATCAGTAACTGACGATGGGCAAGAGAAACAGAATTTAAGTAAGGTGATACCACCCAAGGCGGATTAAAATGAAAACTATAAAACTAATTAACGAATATTTGTCATCTTGTTTGCAAGATGATAAGAAAAAAATGAAAATGACCTATAAAAAGATTTTAAAAAAATCTCTAAAAGGTAAAAATACACAGGTGGCTGATTAATATGGATTATTGGTACGATCAACAGATAAGAAGATATATCTTACAGTTTATCAGAATTTTTGATAATTTTTCTATTCAAGTTGGAAAAAAAGATAATTCTGATAGTGAATCTTTTATTAGAGTTCCGGTAAGATACGCCGATGCATCAAGAATGGTTTCGCATTTACAAAGACATAATTCAGAAAATGTTATGAACTCAGCGCCTTTTATGTCTGTTTATATTGCAAACTTACAACTTGCTAGAGATAGATTGCAAGACCCTAGACTAGTAGATAAAGTACAAGTATCAGAAAGAAAATATGATAGTGCTAATGAATCATACTTACACGAAATTGGTAACACTTATACTGTTGAACGATTTATGCCGGTTCCGTATAATTTAAATATGGCTATTGACATATGGTGTTCTAACACAGATCAAAAAATGCAACTACTAGAACAAATTCTTACATTGTTTAATCCTGCTGTGGAACTACAATCAAACGATAACCCTTTAGATTGGACTAATATCACTAACGTAGAATTAATTGATATTAATTGGAGTTCAAGAGCTGTTCCGCAAGGCGTAGACACGCAACTTGATGTTGCAACCTTAACTTTTAGTTTACCTATCTGGATTAACCCTCCAGCAAAAGTTAAAAAACAATCAATTATTAAACAGATTGTTGCAAGAGTAAACAGTACAGAATCAATTGATGATTTAGATTATGATCCTAGATTTATTGACTTCTTTGAGCAATTTCCAGGACAAATATCAACACAAATTATTACACCAGAAAATGCACAGATATCAATTAGTGGTAACGAGGTTACTTTATTAGGTGCCTACGGTGCTAATGAAAATGAAAGCTGGAAAGAATTTTTAGATGTATATGGTCAATTACAAGATGGTATATCAAAATTAATATTGAATCATTCTGATGATGTAGAATCAACTAGTGATTTAATATACGGTACTCTAGCATATCATCCTACAGAAGCAAACAAATTAGTATTCACATTAGATACTAGCACACTGCCATCAAATACACAATCTGCTATAGATAAAATAATTGATCCTGAAGTTACATATCCAGGTAATACATTACCACTGGCTATGAGCGGTCAGAGATATCTAGTTGTTAATCCAATAGTTGCAGGACATACTGGTTTTGGGTCTTTTACTTGTGAAGAAAATGATATCATTGAATATAACAACGGAACATGGGTTAGAGTGTTTGATGCATCAGAAACTACTAGTGCTGAATACGTCACAAACACAACAACAGGCATACAATATAAATGGACCGGATCACAATGGATTGATAGTCACAGAGGACAATATAATCGAGGATACTGGAAATTAGAACTTGCACCATAGACATGAAATATTGTACAATAACAAAAAAGGAATATTATGTACACTGCGGTCGGAACAACATTTATTGCAAAAGATACAAAAAGAATTTTACTTAACTTAAGAAGCGAAGAAGTTTCTTATCCAAACACATGGAGCTTCTGGGGTGGCAAAATTGAAAAGAATGAATTACCACTAGATGCTTTGAGACGAGAGTTAAAAGAAGAAATGGGATTTGTTCCACCTATGGAAAAATTAAATCCTTTAGATACTTTTCAATCAAAAGACAACGGTTTTAAATACTATACATACGTCATTGTTACACCCAAAGAATTTATTCCAACATTAAATAATGAAAGCAATGGTTATTCTTGGGTAAAGATAGGGCATTATCCTAAACCTTTACATAACGGTGCTAAAATTACACTAAGTAGTAATGACAATATAAAAAAACTATATAAGATACTTGACCAAAATTAAATACAGTTATGGGCAAAGTATATCATATACATCAAATTAAATTAATTGAAGGTTTTCAACAGTTTGAAAAGAATCAAACTGTAAATAAAGATCTTGCATCATATTTAGATAAAAACGGTATTTCAAAACAGAAGTTCTATGACTTTTTTTCAAACCTATCAAGAAACGATGTTAGAGAATATTACAAACTTATTGTGTCTGCTTTTCAGAAACATATAAACAATTCTGCAGAACTTGATCTGCAACTAAGATACGATTTAGAAGATATTTATTATACTATAACAAACAACTTAAAAACATGTGATAGAAAATATATTTTTCCTTCTGTTTTAAAAAAATATCATAAAAATATAAATCCAGTGCGAGCTTTATATTTTGAAATACAAGAAATTGATATTATTTACGATAAAGATAATGCTGATCATAAATTTGTTATTAGCAAAATTAAAGATAGAGAGTTTATTGAAAAATTAATACAAGATATTAAATCAGATCTTAAATCATTAAACGAATTAGAAAAAAGATATATTCAAACTAAAAAAACATTTGAATTTTTTTCTTTTCCAATGACATACTATCATACACAAGAAATGAAACAAGATATGAAAAAATGGAGTGCTATTTTTTTAGAATATCAAATAAAATATAGCGATAAAAAATTTAAGTACGACTAAATTACACAGTATATTAATCTAGTTAAATTTTCTGTTTCATCGTCTTCTAAAGATTTACCAATTACAAAAACTGAATTACAAATGCCGTCATGTGCTTCGGCAACTCCTGATTCGTCACTAGTTACAATCAAGTCGCCTTTTGCTACTGGTCCTTTGACAAGAACAGGAACTTTACCTCTTAATGCTACTGGTACCGTCATGCCTTCTTCACAACTGTTCATTAAGTATGCTGGTTCATGTGAAACCACTCCGGCAACTCTATGATCCATTCGTTGTGTTGACGCTGTTACTTCTGCATCTCCACCAAACACAAGAACTGTACCTCTTGAATATTCAGCATCTGTTGTATAAAGCTCAGCCAAGTCAGCATATTGAGCCGTTGTTGCAGTTACAGTTGCAACATTAGCCTCGATGTTTGCTAAAGAAATATTTGAAACTAGTGTTGTTAAACTAGTAATTGCATTTGATGTAAAAAATTTAAATGTGTCTGAAGATTCTTGCCAAATCATACCAGCATGATCTTCAGTACTACCTCTTTCAATTAATATACCACTATCAACTGTGTTATTACCAGCATTGCCGGCATTTCGATTCAAATAAATCATTGGATCATCAACTTCTAACTGAGTTACATCAATTGTAGTTGTGCTTCCACTTACAGTTAAATTACCAGAAACTGTTACATCTCCTCCAAAATCACCATTTCCTGTGATATCAATATTACCAGTGCCTGTAATATTATTTGAATTAAGATCTAATTGGCCTCCTAATTGAGGAGTAGTATCTTCAATTATGTTTAATAAACCTGTGTCAATATCTGAGTTTACAGTCCAATTTGCTCCGTCATATTTTAAAACTGATCCTGATACAGCTCCAGTAGTGTCAACATCACCAATATCATTAATTCCTGTGATATTAACGTTGGCTATCTGATTATCAACATATTGCTTTGTTGAAGCATCTGTGCTGTTTGTAGGTGTACCTAAATTTATAATCTTGTTTGTTTGTGCATCTAATTGGCCACCAAGTTGAGGAGTAGTATCTTCAACTATTTCTAAATTTGTTATTCTTACTTCCGTTGCTGAAATGTAACCCTGTGATGCTGATGAATCTGAATGTGCTGGATTAGGTGTTAAAGTACCATTGGCTGTTGAAGCATCATAATAAACAGAATAAGTTGCTGAGCCACCAGGTACATCATGAACATTAAAATTACTTTGATAAATTGTTGGATTATTAGCTGATTCATAAACTGTATCTTCTGCTAATAAAGTTTCTCCAACTAGGCCTTTGTTTCTATATAATCTAATATAAAAAGCAGTTGTACCTGAACTTGATTGTATTTGATATTTTGTGTGTGCTGTAATTAAAATTTTATTTGAATTACTAGCTGGATTAACAGATACTGCTAATCCTGATGCCGCTTCTGATTGTAATGTTGCACCTGATATGGCTGTTGTTGAATTGTCTGTGTCAACTACACTGTTAACTGTGTTTTGTGCTTGAGCTTGATTGATCCAAGCACTGCCATTCCATACTAGCGATTCTCCTGAGTTTGCACTAGTAATAGTTACATTGTTTAAATCAGTTAAGTTTGCCGCGGCGATACGAGCATCTGCTCTAGTATTTGTAAAATATAAATTTGTTGCGCCTTCATTTAGATTGTCTGTTGTTTTAGTTGCTAATCTATTGTCAAATCTTGTATCTGTGTAATAAAGATTTGTACCTTCTGATAAATCTGTAGTTGTGTGATTATTTAAACTTGAAACTTGTCCTGTTAACATAGCCGGACTTGAACTGACATTTAAAATTACATCTGAGT